ATGAAAAGACTAACAGAAGAAACAAAATTAATAAATAGATATCCAGAGGTTGCAAAAGAATTTGATAAAGAGAAAAATGAAATTGATATAAATAAAGTAAGTTACGGGAGTGGAAAGAAAGTATGGTGGAAATGTCCGAAATGTGGACAATCTTGGGAAGCGGCAGTATATAATAGAACTTTAAATAAGCAAGGATGTCCTTATTGTGTAGAAAAAAATCCAAAGGCAAGTGCTATAAATTGTGTTGCTACTATGTTACCACAACTATTACCATTTTGGGATTATAAGAGAAATGGTGATATAACCCCTTGGAATACTTGTTATCAAAGCCATAAAAAAGTTTGGTGGATATGTCCAGATAATTCTGAACACAGATATCTTGCAAGTGTGCAATTAAGAAGTAAAGGACATGGGCAATGCACAATCTGTAAAAAATTAAAAAGAGAACAAAGAGAGAATAAAAAGAGAAGAAAATAAAAAATAAAAAGTAAAAAAGTATGTAATATTTTTACATACTTTTTTTATGATTACAAAGAAATTTAATTTATCCCTTAACATACTCAACTAATTATTATATAATACTATTTAATAGTAGTAAATAGCAAGGAGTGTTTTGTAATGAAAATAATTGATTTAAATGAGAAAAGAAACAATAAAAAATATACTGTTGCGTCACTTTTTGCTGGTGCTGGTGGTTTAGATATAGGACTGGAGCGTGCAGGTTTTAAAACAGTATGGGCGAATGATATCGATAAAGACGCTTGTGCTACTCATGAATTATGGAGTAAAGCAGAAGTGGTTCAAGGAGATATTGGAAAGATTGATTATTTTGAAGTTCCAGATACAGATATTATAACTGGTGGTTTTCCGTGTCAAGGATTCTCACTGGCGGGTCCTCGAAAAATTAATGATGAAAGAAATAAATTATATCGTTACTTTGTTAAATTGGTTGAAGTAAAACAACCTTATGCTTTTGTTGCAGAGAATGTAAAAGGAATCTTGACGCTTGGTGATGGTGAAATTATTGAGGCTATTATAGAGGACTTTTCAAGTAAGGGCTATGATGTATACCCTAACCTTGTTAATGCTGCCGATTATGGCGTACCACAGGATAGATGGAGAGTTCTTCTATATGGATTTAGAAAAGATTTAAAAGTAAAAGATTTTGAATTTCCAAAACCTTTTCCATATAAAGTTACTTTAAAAGAGGCTTTAAAGGATATGCCAGAGCCAAAATCAAGTGATGTATGTAATGCTGCCTATTCAAGCAGATTTATGAGTAGAAATCGTAAAAGAGGTTGGAATGAAGTATCTTATACAATTCCAGCGATGAGTAAACAAGTGACATTACACCCATCTTCCCCAGATATGATTAAAACTGGAGAAGATAATTGGATATTTGGTGAAGGAAAAACAAGAAGATTCAGTTGGCAAGAAGCGGCTGTAATACAGACATTTCCAAGAGGTATGGAGTTTACAGGGAATTTAACTTCTAAGTATCGCCAAATAGGAAATGCTGTTCCTGTTAAACTTGCAGAAGTAGTTGGAAAAAAATTATATGAAATACTTGAAGAGAAATTAAGTGCGAAAGATTTATCACAAAAAGTTGGTGAATAAATATGGGTATACAAACTGAATTAGGCAAGGCGTTTGAATATGCTTGTTTACAATCTTTAAATAATGCTTTAAACGAAACACAACAAGTAGTTATAGAACAAAATAGTGCCTTGCAAGTAGCACAAGAAAAATATAATAATGCTGCAAACGATATGCAAAATAAAATGGATTTAGGGGCAGACGCAGCGGTTAGGGTTATTATGCGTCTTGAACCCCAATTAACAACCCCGTTAGCAAATATTCCGCTTTATTTAGCAATACAAGAGGATTCGGCTGGAATCGCTGGAGATGTAAGAGATGTAATATGTATCCGTAGACAAAACGAATGGGAAATTGGATTATCTTGTAAACATAATCATACAGCAGTAAAACACAGCAGATTGTCACAAACTATTGATTTTGGGGATTCTTGGTTTGGAATACCTTGTTCTCAACAATATTTTGATGAAATTACCCCACTTTTTAATGAATTACAAGAATTACGGGAGCAAGGCGAACTCTGGCGAAATATTGAAGATAAAGAGGAAAGATTTTATACTCCATTACTGGAAGCGTTTATGAGAGAATTAGAAAGACTTAACGAGAGCAATCAAGGTGTTGTTCCAGAGAGATTACTTAATTATTTATTAGGACGAAATGATTTTTACAAAATAATAACACTTGATAGAAGAAGGGTTACACAGGTTCAGGCTTTTAATATATATGGAACTTTAAATCGAAACGCTGGTAGGGTTCGTTCAATAGTAAATGTTCCACAATTACCAATGCCTACACGATTTTATAATATCGGATTTAAACCAGGTTCAGGGAATACAGTATTAGTTGCCTTAGATAATGGTTGGACAATTTCGATGCGAATACATAATGCAAGTTCACGGGTAGAGCCAAGTCTAAAATTCGATGTGCAACTTATAGGTGTTCCTCCTGGATTACATACGCATTTTGAGGCTTGGGATTAAAAGTACATATATAAAAATATAAACTGTTGTTTTAATATTTAAGGACAACAGTTTTTTTATGCTGCAATTTGGTTACAATTTAAAAAAACACTGGCCTTTTTCTTTTGGGCACGTTATACTAATAATATAGAAGAAAAAGAAAAAAGGAGTGAAACATTATGAAAAAGTTTTTTTACTTACTTATGAATATATTACCAATTGCTATAGGATATGGTGTATTTGCTATTTTGCTAATTATGTTTGGAAGGATTCCAAGTATAGGACAATCAATACTAAAACTTTGGTATATTCCATTTGCAATCCTTACCACTTATATGGGCTATATAATTTTAAAAGATTTCCGTTCAACGAAACCGACTAATTAATATTTTTATTATAAAATACCTCTATACAAAAAACAGGAGCCAAAACGGTTCCTGTTTTAATCTTAATATTATACAATATAGTATTTTATGTTTTTACCTTTTATTAATCTATAAAAATAACTTTTCGATACATCTATATCCATTTCTTTATCAGAAGTGGATATTTTTATAATCTCATTTGGATTTATCTCTTTAAAAATCTCTTGTATCATCTTTTTATCTGTAATTTTTGCCCACAATACAAAAGGTTCATCGATTGGTTTATACTCCCAAAGTTTTAGATTTATTATACCATCTTTATAACGATTAAAAAGTTCTATATTTTTATTCATAAAAATCATCCCCTTTCAAACTTTCAATACTATAAGAAATCTTGCTTTCATGTGTCAAGTATTTTATAGAAAAATATTTATATTTTATAGAAAATTATACTTGACATTGTAGAGAATAAATCTGTATAACATGTTTAACAATTAAAACAAAGGATATTTCGAAAGGAGATTATAATATGAAGGTATTGGATGTATGGCTTAATAAAGAAGTTGAGAAGGTATTAAAAGATACTAAAGGATATGTAAGGCAACAAAAAATAAATAAGGTATTAATAAGTGCAGGATTGGTGGTAGTTGCAACTATAACACTAAAAATCTTAAATATTTTTTAAAACAAAAAAAAGTGCTATTAATTTAGCACTTTTTCTCTTTTACATATATTATTGTAAATAACATTGTTAACATTGTGTAAATAGCAAGGATAATTTTTATGGTTGCATTTTTAACAATTGGTTGAAATCCAGCAATAGCGATATTACTTAATAATAATATATAAATATATCTTTTTATCCGTTCTCTTTGTTCTTGCATCTCTTCTCTCCCCTCTTTCCTACTCTTTTCTTATATTTTATCAATGTTTTGTTTTTAGGACCAGACTTTTATGTTATACAACGTTATACTGTTTAAAAGGAGTTGATAATGTGGAATATAAAGAGTTTACAGATAAAATGATTAAAGATTTAAAATTAGAGTTTGACGAAGTAGAAATGGATGGTAAAGATAGAATATATGTTACAAAAGGTGTAACAAATGTTTCTGTTCCTATTAAACCAGCGTATAAAGAATTTAAAATGGTTGGATATAATAACAATTTAAAAAACTATATTAAAATAATTAGAGATATTTTAGATACTTATAAGTTTAAACTTGATTTAAATAATGTTTTTCCATTAATAAAGCAAAAAACATATGAAAAAAGTATAGATAAAAATTTTATTACGAAGGATTTATTTTGTGATTTACAAGTAATGTATGCTAGTGATATGGGAGAAGTATTTCGTTTTGTATTAGAGGAAGATTTAATAAATTCAGGTATTAGTTTAAATGCTTTAGAAGAAAAAAGTATGAATAATTTAAACAAGATGACAAATATACTTGCAAGGCTTGATGATTCTCTTGAAATATATAGCCTGAAATTTATAACAGATTATGGAGCATCTCTCTTTCTTAGTAAACATATGCAACAACAAATTTTTAATAAATTAGGAAAAGATATATTGCTCTGTATGCCTTCTGCATCTACCCTACTTTGTGCTAAATATAGAGAAACTACATTTAAAACTTACACATATATACTAAAACAATTAATAACAGTAGATAACGATGTAAATAAAATAAGCAACAATATATATAGAAGAGATACTAAAGGAGAATATTTAATAATCGCTTAACGGTTCGAAAAGAGCCGTTATTTTTTTATGAAATTTTCTTAAAAAATCTATAAAATAACTTGAAATTTTATAATAGTTGTCTATATAATGTCAGCACTTTAAAAAAAAGAAAAAAAGAAAAAACTTAAAAAAAATCTAAAAAAGACTTGACATTAAGAAATATGATTGGTTAATATGCGTTTACGATAAAACAAGTGAATAGGGGCAGAAGACAGGTACTGCGCCAGATACAATGAATCAAAGTGCCTGAGTGTTGAAAGTGTATCACTAAAAAATAACTCTACGACTAACCCTCGTATGGATGCCTCGCCAAAGGAGAAAGCATTTCTTTTCCCAGACATTCCTGTTGTGGTACAGTTCCGTAATGGGGGGTGTCCTCAAGGCACTGTGGTGGTGCTACTCGATAATCGGGCCTGGGCGAGTTTGAGAGGATATCGGCGAATAGATAGGCATACAGGATAAAGCCTATAGAATAAGTCGAGAGGGATAACGGATACCTGCTGGCTCCAAAAACCAGTCAAAATCGTTATTTTCTTCCTTGTTATAGAGTTATATTTTTTTAACTTTATAACAGGGGGGAGAGAGAGCCGTGTTCCTACTTCACCTAAAACTATATCAATAAATAAATAAATAAATAAATAAAATAAATAAATAAATAAAATAAATAACTTAATAAAAACTTACAAATTACTAAATATAAAATATAAAATATAAAACAAATTAAAAATTACTTAATATAAATAAAAAAAACTACAATTTACATATTTAAAATAATTTAAAGAGTAAAAATTAAAATTTATCTTTACTCTTTATTTTTTTGCTTATTTTTAAATATTTAGTGTGTACTCTATTACAATTTAGATTTTTTAATATTACAAAACAAGATTACTTCTCTTACCTTAAGTAAGCAAAATCCAATGGATTTTGGCGATACAATGTAAAGACAAAACAAATTTTATTTATTACTTCCTACCTAAAATATTTTTAAAAGAAATACTTGCTATCACGAGTTTTTCTGTAAAAAAAACTTGCTTACACGAGTTTTTTATAAAAAAAACTTGAAATTGTATTTTATCTTCTTATATATTGTGTAAAGTTCAAAAAATAGCGTGGCTTGATGCCAATAAGGAGTGTGATTCTGATGTCAGAACAAAATTTAAATAATAACCAAAATTTAAATGATGATAACAATAAAAACGAACAAATTGAAAACAAAGTATTTAGTGAAGATTATGTTAAGGCTTTAAGAGGCGAAGCAAAACAACATAGATTAACTGCAAAAAATTATGAGACTAAATTAAGACAGATTCTTAATTTAAAAGACGATGAAGATGTTACAGATTTAGATACTGTAATTAACAACTATCAAGAAAATTTAACTAAAGCACAAAATGAAGTCTTAAATAAAGCAAAAGAATTGCTTTATAAAACAGAACTTCAAAAATATGATAACCAATACAATTTAAAATTAGCATCAAAGTTATTAGATAAAACAAAAATTGAAGTTGCAGACGATGGAACTATAACTGGATTACAAGAAGCATTAAAAGAGTTAGAAAAAGAATATCCAGAAATCGTAAAGAATAGTCAATCTAACGGCGGTGCTAATCCTGTTTTAGATGACAAAAAAACCGATAAACAAGAAAATTTATTTAAGAAGGCATTAGGATTATTCTAATATTTTTTAAAAAAATAAAACGAAAGGGTGATTTATAATGGGTAACACTATTGAAACTATTAAAAAGTATGTTCCTCTTTTAGATAAAAAGTATGCAGTAGAAACCAAATCAGCGGTTTTAGACGTTCAAAACGATTTAATTAAAGAAACAGCAAACGCAAAGAGTGTACTTGTTCCAAAGATGACTCTACAGGGGTTAGGAGATTACGACAGAAGTAACGGCTATGTAAACGGTAATGCTACACTTGAATGGGTAACACATACATTTACACAAGACAGAGGAAGAAGTTTCCAAATTGATAACATGGATAATGAGGAAACTGCAATGGTAGCATTTGGTTCACTTTCAGGAGAATTTATTAGAACTAAAGTTGCACCAGAAGTTGACGCTTATCGTTTTTCTACTTACGCTACAAAAGCAACTAATAAAGTAGAAGAAACACTTACAAAAGATACTGTAATTACTGCTATAGATACTGCAATAGCAACACTCGATGATGCAGAAGTTCCAGAAACAGATAGAGTTTTATTTGTTAGTATTCCAACTTACAATTTAGCGAAAAATAGTGCTGAACTTGTAAAAAGATTCGATGTTCAAACTTCAAATGGAAACATTGACAGAAGAATTGAAACATTTGACGGAATGCAAATTGTAAAAGTTCCTACAGCAAGATTTAAAACTGCTTATACATTTAACGATGGTAAAACAACAGGACAGGAAGCAGGTGGATTTACTCCAGCGGCAGGAGCAGTAGCAATTAACTTTATGATAGTAAGCAAAACAGCAGTTGTTCAATTAGTAAAACTTGCATTACCAAGAGTTTTTTCACCTGAAGTTAACCAGGATGCAAATGCTTGGAAATTTGATTATAGACTTTACCACGATGCATGGATTTTAGATAATAAAGTAGAAGGTATTTATGTTTCTACAGTACCAACCGTTTAATATTAATATTTTATAAAATAAAGGGATGCAGGTGTAAAAACCTCTCCCTTATTTTTTTAAGGGGGTGTCTTAAATGTTAACACAGCAAAGCACTATAAAATGTAAAAATTGTAATGCAGTATTTGCAAATAAAAAAATGTATAACATGCATATAATGTTATGCACTAATTTTATAAATGAATCTAAAAAAGAAGAGAAAATAGAAGAGAAAAAAACAAAGAGAACTACTAAAAAGAAAAAATCAGGGGAAGATGCTTAATTATCTTCCCTATTTTTTTGTTTTTGAAAATAAACGGGCTTTACACGCATTTATTTTACTAATGTAAAATAAAAACTTGCTTACACGAGTTTTTATAAAATAAAAACTTGAAATCAACTATTATTATTCGTTTAAATATAACAAGTATTTTAAAAGATATTTTTTTAAAAAATACTCGTGATTAGTAAGTATTTTAAAAGGGGGCGATTCTTATGTTAGTAAAATATATAGATAGTTATGTAACAACTGAAGAAGCAGATAGTTATTTTTCTAATACTTTAAATACAGACATTTGGGATAACACAGATACAACTACAAAAGAAAAGGCGCTTAAAATGGCTACAAGACAAATAGATAGATTACCGTATGCAGGTAGAAAATTAGATTTATATCAAGAGTTACAATTTCCACGAACAACAACAAATTTACCTTTTAGCGATGGAATACCAAATGCGATTATATACGCAACATGTGAACAAGCATTGTTTTTATTACAGGGTGGAAGTAAGCGACAAGAATTACAGAAGCAAGGAGTAAAAAGTTATAGCATTGGAGATTTAAGCGAAACTTTTTCAGACAATTTAAGTGAAGAACAAAAAACAATTTGTCCTGAAGCACTTTTTTACCTTAGACGCTACATGATAGGAAGTGTTGCGATATGTTAGATGAATATACAAACCAATTAATTCAAATTAAAAGTATTGTAGGAAAAGATGAATACGGCGATATACAAACAGAAATAAAAACTATAAAAGGAAGATTGCAATTTAAAAATAAAATAGTAGCAAATGCAGAAGGACAACAAGTAACCAGTTCGGCAACACTTTATACAAAAGAAAACTTGAAATTAACAGATTACATTGTATATAACAATAAAGAATTCAAAATAATTGCTATATCAGAAATCGTTAGGCTTGATGGCAACGTAGAATTTAGGGAGGTGTATGTATAATGGGAATTAAATTAGAAGGCTTCGTTGAATTTACTAACAAATTAAATAAAAGTATTTCTCAAGTTTCTGATGTTGTAGAAGATGCATTACTTGATTGTGGAAATGATTTGCAGCAAAAAAGTGTAGATATAACTCCAAAGGACACGGGAACATTACGAGGTTCGGCTTTTACAGAAGCAGAAAATACATCTAAACCAAGCGTAATTGTAGGATTTGACGAGGAATATGCAATTTTTGTCCACGAAAATCTTGAAGCACATCATCCAGTCGGACAGGCAAAGTTTTTAGAGCAACCGTTAAATGAAAATAAGGATAAATATGTAAAACATATTGGAGACAAAGTAAATGATTTATTAAATAAGAATTAACAAAAGGGGGGTGCTGACAAATGAATATAGCAAAAGATATTAGCACTCTATTACAAAGTATAACAAATAATATTTGTATTGATGAAATGCAAGATGATGGAACTGATAACTGTATAACTGTCTATCATTCAGGCGGTAATAAACCACAGTATTTTTTTGGTGGAACAAAACAAATAGAAAATCCTTCTATTCAGGTTAGGGTTAGACATCAAAATCGAAAAGACGCATTGAATTGGTGTTATAAAGTTAAAAATATTTTAGATGGTAAAAGTAATTTTACTATTAACAATAACAATTATATTTTAGTTACTCTTTCGTCAGATATTTTAAATTTAGGTAGAGATAACCAAGGAAGGGTTCATTACAGTTTAAATTTTAATATTCAAGTTACAAGAAATAATTAAAGGGGGTATGCAATATGACAGCAACAGCAGGCTATGAAAATAGAGTATATATACTTGTAGGTGATACACCTATGGATGGCTCAACTGGAGCATTAATAAGTGGAGTAAATAGTACAACTTATGAAGATTTAGTAGAAGCATTAGATGTAACATCCTTTGGAGATTTATACAAAAAAAGAATTTTTGGGCTAGGAGACGTAAGTTTTTCTCTTGAAGGTAAATATATCCCAGACGATGCAGATGGGCAAAAAAAATTAAGAGCAAGAACATATGCTTATGTTGGAATTTATCAAAACGGAGAAGAAAAAGAAGGTGTCCAATTTCCTGTTTTGATTACAAAATTTTCACTAAAAGCAGATGCGTCTGGCACACAAGATATTTCAATTGGTTTTGAGGGAAACGGAGAACCTATTACACTTCCAGTAAGAACAATATAAGGGGGTGGGTATTATGACAGCACGTGCAGGTAATGAAGTAGATGTAAAAATAAGTGGAGATGCCGTAGTAGCAACAGGATTAAGTACTATAACAAGTGATAATCAAACTTATCAAATCGAGGATACTTTAAAACAAGTAATTAAAGAAAATACACCAGTTACAATATATGATAATGGTGTTGTAACAAGCGAAAAATATACAATAGATAGATTAAATGGGAAAATCGAATTTGAAACTATTGATGCGACAAGAATTATAACTATAGATTGCACATATTTACCATTGATGACAGTAGCAGAAGCACATACGGCTGATTTTAACGATGAGGTTGAAACGCTTGATGCTACTACTTTCAAATGTAATTACAGAAAAAGAATATTTGGGTTACAATATGCTTACGGAACACTTAGTCATTTTAATATTTTAGACAATTTATTGAGAAATGCTTTATTAAAAAGAAATATGGTTGTATTAGAAATTAAATTTACTGAAATTGATGAACCAGTTCGAATGTATGCAATGTTAGAAAAAAATGAGTTAAAGTTAGCGGTAGATTCTATACAAGATACAACAGTTTCATTTATTTCATCAGGTAAATTTTATCATTAATAATATTTTTATAAAAGGAGTGATGTAATATGGCACTATTGTCAAGAAGTCAAATTTTAGAGGCACAAGATATTAAAACAAAAAAAATTAATGTTCCCGAGTGGGGCGGAGAAATAATGATAAAACAGTTAAGTGCAAAAGAAAATGACGATATAGTTATGAATATGGTAAATGTTAAAAAAATGGCTGCAAAGCAACTTTCTAAAAAATCGAACGAAAATTACGAAGAAGCAGTCAATGAAGTTGCAATTAAGAATCAAAAAATAATGATGATTGTAAAATCTGTTGTTGACGAAAATATGAAACAATTGTTTACTGAAGCAGATATTGAATTGCTTGCTACAAAGAATACGAGTGTAATAGAAAAAGTATATGCAGAAATTGTAGAGTTTAACGATTCTGTATTGGAAGACAATAAAAAAAACTAAAGTTAAATTCTAATAGATTTTTTGCTTATGTGTTAGCAGAAAAATTGGGTTACGCAAATGTAGATTTAATGTTGACAGAAATAACATGGGGACAATTAAATGAATGGAATGCATATTTTGAAATAAAAGCAGAAATAGAAGAAGAAGCAGAAAAAGATTATAAAAGGAAAATGGAAGAAGAACAAAAAAAACAAAGGAATATGAGTGCGGCTAAACAAGGGAGATGGTAAAAGTACCATTTCCTTTTTTTATTAAAAAAATTGAAATTGCTATCTATTATTTATTAAAATGCATTCTATATGTAAACACAAGGGGGTGTAAAAAATGGCACAAGTGGCTAGTTTAACAGCACGTCTTCAGGCAGATATAAGTAATTATGAGACTAATATGAAAAAATCAATATCTATTCTTCAAAATGTTAAAAAGAATTTTAATTCTTTATCTAATACATTTTCTTCAATCGGTAAAAAAATGGGTGATTTTGGTAATAAAATGGAAGATATAAGTAAAAAGGCAGAAAGAGCAAGTAAAAGTATGAACAATATAGGTAAAGGCATGAGCAAATATGTAACAGCACCAATTATGGCAGGAGTAGGAGCAGGGTTAAAATTTAATAGCACAATGGAAGACGCTATGGTAAATTTTACAACTATGTTAGGAAGTGCAGAAAAGGCACAAAGCATGGTGTCAGATTTACAAAATATGGCAAATAAAACTCCATTCGGAATGGGTGATTTACAAAATGGTGCGCAGACATTACTTTCTTTTGGTGCTTCTGCTGAGAGTATAATGCCTACATTAAAAACGTTAGGAGATATAAGTTTAGGTAATAAAGATAAATTTAATAGTTTAACATTAGCATTTGCACAAATGCAATCGACAGGAAAATTAACAGGACAAGATTTAATGCAAATGATAAACGCAGGTTTTAACCCATTACAAGAAATCAGTAAAAAAACTGGAAAATCTATCGGAGAATTAAAAGACATAATGAGTAAAGGTGGAATAAGTTCTGACATGGTAACAGCAGCCTTTAAGTCGGCAACTGAAGAGGGAGGAAGATTTTTTAATGGTATGGAAAATGCGTCAAAGACATTTAGAGGTAGATTATCAACTTTAAAAGATGCTGTTATGGAGTTGGCAGGAGAGTTTGCAAAACCGATATTTGATGTATTAAAAGATAAATTAGCAAGTCTTACAGAAAAAATTAACAATGTAATTGAGTGGTTTAAAAATCTTGATGAAGGAACAAAAAAACACATTGCAACATTTGCACTTATTGTAGCGGCCGTTGGACCCGTCCTTTTAATCGGAAGTAAATTGGTAGGTGCATTTTCTAAACTACCGAAAGTATTAAGTATGGTAAAAACAGGATTCGGAGGATTAAAAAAAGTATTTAGTTTATTAGCAGCCAATCCAATTGTTGCTATTATTTTAGTAATTATTGGTGTACTTATTTATCTTTATAATACAAACGAAAAAGTAAGAAATGCAATACAAAATGCTTGGGAAGGATTAAAATCATTTTTTAGCGGTTTGGCTCAATTTTTTAAAACATTTTTTGATTATTTAGTACAAATTTTTAAAGCGTATGTAGAAGCAAACATAGGATTTTTACAAAACGCTTGGGATTCTATTGTTGTTGTTGTAACAGCAATATTTGACATTTTTAGCGAACTATTCGGATTTTTAGGAGCCTTGCTAACAGGTGACTGGGATGCTATGTGGGAACATGCTAAAAACATTATAAAAACAGCGGCAGGAGCAATTATAGTTGTTGCATTAAATCTTATAGATAATATGTTAATTGGATTTCAAAAATTGAGCGAAATATTAATAGATAAAATATTTGTTACAATTTCGAAAAAGTTTCAGGACATGATAAACGGGTTAATTAAAGGCTGGAATTGGTTAGCAGATAAATTCGGCTGGAAACAAGTAGGCTTACTACAGTTAGATATAGAAGCAAATACACCATCAAAAGCAATCAAAAAAACTCGAGAAGATTTACAAAAAATTGCAGATTACTGGAGAGGTGGAAAAAAAGCAGAATTACCTTTTTCATTCGGAAAAAATAAAAATAAACCAGAAAAGCCAAAACTCCCAAAGCCAGATATGCCAGATTTTAGTGCGTTTGATGGATTAAACATGACATTTGATAATGTTAGTGAAACAGCAGGAAAAGCAAAAGACGGTGTAGATAAACTTGCAGATAGTGTTAAAGGATTAGTAGAATCTATAAGACAACAGACACAAAGTTTTAAAGATTCTCTAAGTTTGTTTGATACTTTTGAAAGAAAAGTAGTTAGTCCAGAAAGATTAATGAATCGTTTAAAAGCACAAGTAAAAGCGATGAAGCAATGGACATCTTCTCTTGCAACTTTAAGCAATAAAGGTGTAAATGAGACATTTTTAAATGAATTAAGAGCAATGGGGCCGCAAAATGTGGACTATATAAGAGCATTAGCACAAATGAGCGATAGCCAATTGGCACAATATCAACAGTTATATGGGCAGAAATATAATGTAGCACAAAAAGAAGCAGAAAAAATGGTAACTACACAACAAAGAATAGATAAGTATGTAGAGCAAGAAATTGTTTTACAAATAACTGGAAATAAAATAAGTAGCGATGATGATGTAGATAGAATTGCGAAAGAAATTGTAAGAAAGTTAAAAATGAAGGGGGTGTAATTTCATGAAATATAATAGTTTTTCTTTAAAAATTGAGGGGCAAGAAGTATCTACATTTATAAAGGATGGAAGTTTTAGGCTTACTCTTGACGCAAACTATAATAATACATGTGATTTTACACTTACCCGTGCAATAGATAGCAATATAGAGGGGTTTACCCCTCCTGTTTTAGGACAGGACGTAGAAATTACAGTAATTTACAATAATATAACTATTATAAAAAGTATTGGAATAATAACTAGAATAAATAAGCGAAAAATTGAAGCAGGACTAGGAATAGATAAAAAGTTGGAGTTTAATATAACATGTAGTGCTTATAATACTATTCCAAGCCGTAGAGTAGTTGCAACAGAAAAAGTATACGACAATGTGTATGCAGGGGATATTGTAAAAGAATTATTAACAGAATATTTAGTTGCAGAAGGCATTTCTAGTGAAATTGATTATATTGATAACGGGCTACAATTATTAGAATACGATATTTTTGCAAATACAAAAACAGTCGCAGAAGTATTAGATGATTTAGCAAGTCAGAGCCATTATATCTGGTATATCGATTACAATAAAAAATTAGTTTTTAAAAATAGTTATGCAGAAACAATTATGTATAGAAAAAATCTAATTACAGAAACAACAGATATAGAATTTTTAGAAGCAGAAATAGAAGAAACTACAGATGATTACAGAAATCGACAAATTGTAGTTGGCGGGCTCGGTGATGACGGATATATAGTTCAATCAATTAAAGAAGATATAGAAGAAATATCAAAAATGAAAACACAAACTGGTGGAACTGGTATTTGGGAAGTAATAGAAAATGCAACAGATATAGATTTACAAGAAAAAGCAGATGCAAAAGCAGAATTTTTATTAAATAAATACGGAAAAACAAAAACAGAAATGACAGTTACAATTTTATATCCTGTAAAACCAGGTGGTTTAATTAGTGTAAGTTTACCAACATTAGGAATTGATTATAATAGATATTTCGTAGAAACAGTTAATATATCTGATTTTGCTCCAGATGAGTTGTTATTTGAATTAAAATTAGTTCATAAAAAAATATTTGAGGAAGAAGATTTACCGATTGTTTTAGATACTGAAGATGAATTTACTGATTACTTTAAAGAAAAATTCGGAAAAATAGAGAATTTAACTAATCAAAAAGTTACGGAAGAGTTTCAAAAAATAGATAGTTCGATAGTAAATGTAGTTATTAGTGATGGTGGAATGGTAATAATTCGTAGAGATGGTAGTCAAACAAGTTTAAGTTTTACTAAAGATGGCGAAGACAGAATTACAAGCATTACAAATAATAATAATGGAAAATCCATCGGTATCGGATGGAGTGAATAATAAAGGGGGTATGTATTATGTCAGTTGATGTTTATTCTTATACCGTTGCAAAAGGAACTGAACCTAATGTAGCAGCACAAAATTGTATAAGTTTTTTAAATGCAAGGATAGATAGTGCTATAGTAACAAATAAAGCAAGTGGTATTCCTTCATGGGTTGTTACTGGGCAAGATGCTTATGACAACGGAACTATTCTTGGTTCACTTAATTTTAGTTTTAACGGTACAGATTTTTGTATCGCTGCTTTTGAAGAAAGTGTAACACGAACATGGATGTATATATACGCACAAAATGAAAGAGGAAAAGTATGGGATAGAATGCATTCATTTAGCAAAGATGATAGTTATGATATAATTTATAATTTTTTAATTGGACAGAATCAAGATTATTTTTTATTTCATAATTTAAAACAAAACAACGGAACATATTTAGTTATTCGAATAGATACAACAACGTCATCAAGCGATACAGATACTTTTGTTTCAATAATTGATGGTTTAATTTCATATAATAAAAGTTTTGATGTAGAAAATATAACTAACACTCAAGTTTATTTACTATCTAACGCAGGAGGTACTGAGCAATTATACGATAGTAATTTTAAACAAAATTATTATAATAATAAAATTCCAGTTTATAATATATACGCATTTACAAAAACACAAGGTATACGTGGAAAAATATCAAATTTAATAACATTAACAAATTCAATAGGCACAGAGATAGGAACATTTTATTCTGTTAATGGAATAGTTTACGTTGGTTTAGGAGATTTAGGAAAAATAATTAGTTCCTACTGGAAAGGTATATTATTGCGTGTCTACTAGAAGAGAGGTGATGCTTTATGGCTATTAATTTAGGTGATTGTTATAAAATTACAGAAGAAGTACAATATAAAGAAACACTATATATTGAACTTGCAAATATTGAAAAAGTAAATAAAGAAGATTTAAAATATGGAAATCTTTATACATTGCAAGAAGTATCTAAAGAGTATTTTTTCCCTGTAAATAAAGAAATGCTTTACGCAGATAGAATTTTAAAACATTTTAATGGTTATTTTGTAACACAAGATAATAAAGGATTCGATAACGGACTTTTAGTCGGAATGATGCTTTCGAATAGCGGTATTATATAAAAACTTAATCTTATACCCTTACTTTAACCAGTAAGGGTATTTTTTTTTATGTAAATTTAAAGTTGAAACCGCATTTTATCTTTATTTACAATGCTTATATGTAAATTTATAGCCGTTTATTAAGGGGGGATTTCTATGGAACAAATTATTTTAGCAGGGCTAAAGGAATCTGTCTATTTGGCACTTTCTTTGTTTTTAATATTTTGGATTCTAAAAGAGAATCAAAAAAGAGAAAAAGAGATGCGAGAAGATATAAATCAAAGAGAGCGAGAGTTTAGAAAATTGCTTGGAGAAACAAACCAAATGATTGCAAAAAATCAAGAAATCACAAAGGAGTTAACGGAAAAGTTAGAAATTGTAAATTCTATCAAAAATGATGTTCAAGAAATCAAAATCAATATTAATTCAAAAAATAAGGGGGTGTAACTTATGGAAAACCTAACCAATTTCATTAATTTTGAACAATTGCTTGAATACGCTACATTTGTTCCTATGCTCGTTTTGTTAGTGCAACTTGTTAAAAATCCTTTAGATAAATTAACGACAAAAATCTTTAAAACTACATTACACACTATGTATTTAGTGTTTTTCTTGTGTTTTGTTTTACGCTTAGTAATTTTAATTCTTAACGGAGAAGACATAACTGGACAACTTATCATGACTACTTTTGCAAACAGTGTATTTATAAGCACATCAGGAATAGGACTTTATTCTGTAATTAAAAATGATACACAAAAATAATTATTCAAGGGGGTGTAATCTATGAAAATTCGGAAGTTACTTATAAATAAAAATTATACAAAAGACAAAACAATAACCCCTCGTTACATTGTAATCCATTATACTGCCAGTCCTGGAGGTTCTGCGTACAATCATTATGTTTATTTTAACAGAGAATATGTAGGTGCAAGTGCCCATTATTTTGTAGACACAAAAGAAATTGTACAAATTTTGGAAGATAGTTGGTGGGGATGGCATTGTGGGGCAAAATCTTATAAACATCCATATTGCCGTAATAGTAATAGTATTGGTATAGAAATGTGTATAGAAAAAGACTGGACTTTAACGGATACAGTTGTAAATAAAACTATAGAACTAACAAAAATGTTAATGAAGAAATATAATATACCAATTCAAAATGTTTTACGCCATTACGATGTAACAGGAAAGAACTGCCCTGCTCCATTCGTTCAAAATCCAGAAAGATGGCAAAACTTCCTTGCAAGATTGATGGATACAGAAGATATACAGAAGGTAAATAAAAAAATGCAAGTAACTGCTACAGCACTTAATGTTAGAACAACTCCAATTCACGGGGCTGTTTTAGGAACTTTAAAAAATGGAGAAATAATTAATGTAACAGGTATTATTAACAATTGGTATCAATTTACTTATAAAAATCAAGTCGCTTATTGTTCGGGTGTATACTTAAAAGAATATATAGAACCGAAATCTGTAACAAGCACACTTTACAAGGTGCAATGCGGAGCCTTTAGTGTGCATAATAATGCTAAAAATTTAGAAAGCAAATTAAAAAAAGATGGTTATAGCACTTATATTGTAAATGTAATAGTAAATGGAAGAAATTTGTATAGAGTGCAGTGTGGAGCGTTTAGCGTAAAGGATAATGCCATAAATCTTCAAAACAAACTTAAAAAGGACGGATATAATTGTTTTATTACTACAAATTAATAAAATAAAAAGGCACCAGATAAAAAAACTGGTGCTTTTATTATGGGTGGACTTATAGATAGACTATACGCCCACTCTCGAAGATACATTTTAATTATAATATAAAAAACAGCAAATGGCTATATAGTTAATTGTTTTCTTTTAATTCTTTTACAGTATTTTCTATCGTTTTAATCAATTTATTAAAATCACTTTTTGATAGTTTGCGTAATTCTAATATATTATCATCATAATAATTGTCTAAAGAATTTATTTTTTTATAATCTAAATAATCCATTAATATCAACCCCTTAGTGCTGATATTAAATAGAATCATTTTTATTGTTGTCAAGTATTTCTTTCAGAAATACTCGTGAAAGCAAGTTTTTTTCTAAAAAACTCGTGATTAGCAAGTATTTCTTTCAGAAATACTCGTGAAAGCAAGTTTTTTTTAAAAAAAAGAATAGTGCTTTTTTGCACTACTCTTTTGAATATAATGTTAATTCTTTTATTAGTTCTATAGTTTCATCTGTTGTTAGTTCTAAATATTTGCCTTGTTCAATTAATTGTTTTGCTTTTTGTATGTTGTTTATTTGAAAGCAAGAAAGTCCGTAAGAAAACCCTGCTGCTGATTTTCCTATGCAAAAATAATAATATTCTTCATTTTTAAATCGATAAATAACTATTTCACCTGATGAAATTCGTTTTTTTGTATAGCCATTACACTTTTCTATATCCCAAATTTTATGTTTGTTTTCTGTGTCTTTAAAATCTATAATACATCCTAATCTATATACAAACTCTCTCTTTGTTTTTTTATAAAATTCTCCGTGCTTTAAATCTTCAACTGCATCTGCTACATATTTTTCAGTTCTTTTACGATATCCTGTCCAAATTTTTAATTCGTTGTCTATATATAATTTTTTGTAAATTTTTAAGTTTTCTAAAATAGCCTTCTCATCCTCTTGTGTTGTAGATTTAAGAAAAACATTCTCTAAATCTTTTATATTTGTAATTTCTATCAT